TCGGATGTTCTAGGCTGGTGTTGGGCTGATGGTGTAGACCAAACAGAAATCGAAGCATCACTACAGGCTCAGATAGACCTACAAATAACCCCAACAACAGGCGAAGGAGTACCTTGGTAATGAGCGAAGAACAAATAATCGTAATCGACAACGAAGAGCATAAGTTATCCGAGCTTGACGTATCGACTCAAGCAAACATAGCCCGTGTAAACGAACTACGCCGTGAAATATCTACGTTAAAGATGCAGACCAACGAGCGTGAACTTCTCCTGCAAGCCTACACCAGAGCCATTGTTGAAGGGGTTAAGCCTGTTGAAGAAGCTGAAGAAATAGAAGCTGGCTAATGTCTAGAGTTTTAGAAAACGGCGATGTAGATACAGATCAAATCGCACAGGACTACTCGGCAATGTTGAACAGCGTGAAGGTAATTGAAAGCGTGCTAGACGCAAACAATGACTTTTATAATGAGAAAACTAATCTTGAAAAGCAAGAACGTATTCTTCGTAGCTGTGGGTACTTAGAGTCGATGGCAGCTCTGGATGATTGGGGTTCTGAAGATATGAGCACAGTTAAAGCTGCTATTGCTGCTGCAAACGCATACGATCCTGTCAAAGAAACTGAACAAGAGGCAAGCTGATGGACTTAATTGAAATTGTAACAACGCTGACTACGTTGTCGGTAATAGCCAGTGCCATTTGCGCTGCTACACCTACACCGAAAGATGATGCCTTCTTTGCTAAATGGATATACCCCGTAGTTGAGGCACTAGCTTTAAACATCGGTAAGGCCAAGGAATAATGACGGAACAGCGCCTTGAGGTGAAAGACGCTTTAGCAGAAATTTCGGCACACGAACGCGAATGTGCAGTACGTTACGAAAATATCGAGCGGCGTTTAGAATCGGGATCTAAGAGGTTTGACAGAATTGAACACCTGATTTACGGCATTTACGTTCTTGTTTTAGGGTCGGTATTGATACCGATATTAATATCTATGGGGTAGGAAATGATACTAGAGGCTGTTGCGGCAGTGACGGCTGCGTGCAAGGCGCTTGAGATGGCTGCGGGTGCGGCTTCAAATATAGAGAGTCTTGGCTCGGTAATAGCCCGCCTTGGCTCTAGCGAATTCGATCTGCAACGCGCTAAGAACAGCAAGAATTTAAGCGAAGCTGAAGCGATGAAGATTGTTATGGCCGAGGAGCAACTGAGGCAATCTAGGGCTGCGATCAGGCAAGTGTTTGAGGCCACTCATCGCATGGATCTCTGGAACGAGATGCAGGCCAAAACTGCGGAAGCGCGTAAAAACCGCCAAGCTTTTTTAAAGGCAGAAGAAGCCCGCAAGAAGAAGTTTAGAAAAGAGTTAACGCAATACGCACTTATATTTGCGGTTGTGATTGTTTTAGTGCCAGCCACTGTTGGCGGGTTATTGGCTTGGTTAATGAACAGATGATTATGGCATTTTTGCTAATTGTCATCGTAGATGGTGAGCCTCTAAAGGAAGAGTTTTATTTTCGGGATGTGACTCGCTGCAATCAGTTTGCCTACTACGTCGAGTCTGGCGCAGTGACCTTGAATAAGCGAAGGCGTAATCAGAACAACATTAGCGCGTACTGCATCCCAAAGCGGATACGATCTGGCATGAAAACTTGGGACTGATATGGCTGCTAAAAAATTAGAAGAAAACAGTGAATACGCTCAATACGACGCTGATGGTGACGGTATTATCTCTGACGAAGAACTTGCAACAAGCAAGGAGCTACAAGAGCTGCACCTAAGCCACGAACGAGCAGACGCCCAACGTGCGATGTCTTGGTTTGCTTTGTGGGGAATGCTGCTCTACCCCAGTCTCGTAGTAGTTTCTAGCTGGGTGGGCCTGACGCAAGCTGCGACCATACTCGGAGATATGGCCTCGGTTTATTTCGTATCTGTGGCTGGCATTCTGGCTGCGTTCTTTGGCGCTCAAGCATGGTCTAACAGAAAGCCGTGATGTGGCAAATAACTGGAATACTGGGGCTTGCGCTGGCGGTTACGGGCGGCGCGTTTAAACTGTATGTAGATAAAGCCGAGGCAGAGCAAGAAGCAATGGCCTCGCAGCTTCGCCAAGCTGCTGACAACCAACTTGTTTTGGAAACAAATATAACCTCTCTAAACACACAAATTATTGAGTCTGAGCAACGCCAACAGCGCGTCCTTGATCGGGTAAATGAGCTTCAGCTTCAAAACGACAAGGCTCAGGTTGAGGTGGCCTCTATCAGAAAAAAGTTCGCAAGGCACAACTTAGATGCGCTCAGTTTGAGGAAGCCCAAGCTAATCGAGAAAATAATCAACAAAGGCACAGCGGAGGTTTTAAATGATCTGGAAAATATTACCAGTCTTAATCCTTAGCGGTTGCGGCCTTTTCGGGCAAAAGCCATACATCCCAGAAACCAAACCTGTAGAGGTTGTCACGGTGATTCAGCCAGCAGCCGTTTATCACCCGGTACTGCCAAACCCAATAGCCACCCTGCCAGTCGAGTGGACGGTTTTGACTCCAGACACCATGCAGGAGTACCTAAATGACTTAAATGAGGGTAACGCGCCAACCAATGCTTTCTATGGACTTTCTACAAAAGGTTATGAGAATCTTTCGACAACGATGTCAGAGATTAAACGCTATATCAGACAACTACAAAACATTGTACAATACTACAAATCCTTGGACAAAGAGACTTCTGAAGATGAGAGTAACAAGTAACGAGGGTATAGCCCTGATTAAAAAATTTGAGGGATGCGAGTTGACTGCGTATCGCTGCTCCGCTGACGTGCCAACCTTGGGCTATGGACACACCCGTGACGTTTCTGATGGCGACACCTGCACTCAGGAAGAGGCCGACGAGATGCTTGCAGAAGATCTGCAAGAGTTTGAGCAATACGTTAATGACTTGGTTGATGCGGACTTAAAACAAAATCAATTTGATGCGCTGGTTGCTTGGACGTACAACTTGGGGCCAACCAACCTAAGAGAATCAACACTTTTAAAGCGGTTGAACGGTGATGATCTTGCGGACGTGCCGCATCAGATCCGTCGATGGAACAAGGCTGGCGGTAAGGTTTTAGACGGCTTAATCCGCAGACGCGAGGCCGAGGCTTTGTTGTTCCAAGGAGAGCCTTGGGAAAATGTCTAGGCCATCACTCAAAGACTTTGAGATCCTTAGTGAGCAAGATCAGAATGAGGCGCTTGCGCTGCTGTCTCGGTTTGATCAGATGGATAAGCAGGAAAGTTGCCAGAACGACTTTATTGAATTCGTGAAGCATATGTGGCCTGAGTGCATACTTGGGCGTCACCACAAAATTATTGGCGATAAATTCAACAAGATCGCTCAGGGCAAGCTCAAGCGGCTTATCGTCTGCCTACCTCCTCGGCACTCTAAATCAGAGTTTGCGAGCACCTACTTTCCTGCATGGATGATGGGTCGCAAGGGTGACACCAAGATCATTCAGAGCACCCACACGGGTGAGCTGGCAATTCGCTTTGGTCGAAAGGTCAGAAACCTAATCGACTCAGATGATTACTCGCAAATATTCCCAGACCTATCGCTAGAAGCCGATAACAAATCGGCTGGTCGTTGGACTACAAACCAAGGCGGAGAAAGTTTCTACGCAGGTGTTGGTGGTGCTATTACAGGTCGTGGTGCCGACCTTCTAATCATTGATGACCCTCACTCTGAGCAAGACGCGCTAAGCCCGACAAGTATGGATGCGGCTTACGAGTGGTACACCTCTGGCCCTAGACAGCGTTTACAGCCCGGCGGGATAATCATTATCGTAATGACTCGTTGGTCAGTCAAAGACCTAGTGGGCAAGGTACTCAAGAAGCAGGGAGACGAACACGCTGACCAGTGGGAGGTTGTAGAATTTCCCGCGATCATGCCAGAGTCAGATACACCACTATGGCCTGAGTTCTGGAAGAAAGAAGAGCTATTGGGCGTTAAAGCCTCGCTACCAGTTAGCAAGTGGAACGCGCAGTGGATGCAGAACCCAACCGCTGAGGCTGGTTCTATCGTAAAGCGCGAGTGGTGGCGCAAGTGGGACGAGGACTTTGTGCCTGCATACACCTATATTATTCAGTCATACGATACAGCGTTTTCTAAAAAAGAAACCGCCGACTACTCGGCTATCACTACTTGGGCTATTTTTCAGCCGCCCAATACCGATACAGATCAAATCATTTTGTTGGACGCAAAGCGCGTCAGGCTAGACTTTCCAGAGCTAAAACGACTGGCTTACGATGAGTACAAATACTGGGAGCCAGACTGCGTTCTGATTGAAGCCAAGGCATCTGGCACACCTTTGACCCAAGAGCTTAGGCGCATGGGCATTCCAGTCACAGCCTATACACCAAGCCGAGGTCAAGATAAGATTGCGCGTATGAACAGCGTAGCGCCGATTTTTGAGTCGGGCATGGTCTGGGCGCCAGATGAAACATTTGCTGAAGAAGTTATTGAAGAAATGGCAAGCTTTCCCTTTGGCGAGAATGACGATTACTGCGACTCCAGCACGATGGCGCTTATGCGCTTTAGGCAGGGTGGATTTTTAGCTCTCAGCAACGATTACCCCGAAGAGGCTGAGTTTTTGAGACGTGACAGACAGGTATATTACTAATGGCAATTGAGAAACGCGGCTTAGGCACGGAAAACGACCCAGACATTATGCCTATGGGCAACGCTATGGAAGTCGAGCCAGAGATGACTCGAAACGATGAAATCCGTAACGCAGCTCAAATCTTGGTTACTGAAGAAGACATTTTAATTGATGATGAGATTGACGCTCCTGAGCTAGAAGAGTCGCAGATTGATTTTGGCGCAAACCTTGTTGAATTTATTGACGATAGTGATTTATCAAAGCTTGCCAGCGATGTCATTGATTCGGTTAAATCCGACAAAGAAAGTCGCGCAGATTGGGAAAAGACCTACACTGACGGCCTCAAGTATCTGGGCATGAAGTTTGACGAGGCAAGAAGCCAGCCGTTTGCAGGCGCTTCGGGCGTTGTTCACCCTATCTTGGCTGAGTCTGTGACCCAGTTCCAAGCTCAAGCTTACAAAGAATTACTGCCAGCCAAAGGCCCAGTTAAGACTGAAATTATTGGCGCTCGCAGCCCAGAAGTAGAGATGCAGGCTGACCGTGTTCAGCAGTTCATGAACTATTACATCATGAACATCATGCAAGAATACGACCCCGAAATGGATATGTTGTTGTTCTATTTGCCACTGGCAGGCTCTGCGTTTAAGAAAGTTTACTTCGATACCGCTCAAAGCCGTGCCATGAGCAAATTTATCGCGCCAGAAGATCTGGTGGTTCCCTACGAGGCAAGCGACCTCAGCAGCGCCGAGCGCGTCACTCACGTCTTACTTATGAGCCGCAATGAGATTAAAAAGCAGCAGCTTAGCGGTTTTTACGCTGATGTAGAGCTAAAGGGTGGCGGTGTAAACGTCAGCCGCAGCGAAGTTGAAGAAGAGATAGACGAGATTCAAGGCATTGAGCCTGCATACCAAGAAGATCGTGACCGCGTGGTGTTTGAAACCCACACCATTCTTGACATAGCTGGCTACGAAGATTTGGGTGAAGACGGCGAGCCTACAGGTTTAAAGCTGCCATATATCGTCACAGTTGATGAGCAGAGCAGCAAGGTGCTTTCGATCCGTAGAAACTACGTTGAAGGTGACCCGCTCAAGAATAAAATTAATTATTTTGTTCAGTACAAGTTCTTGCCCGGCCTTGGATTCTACGGTCTAGGTCTAAGCCACATGATTGGTGGCATAGCTAAATCAAGCACCTCAATCCTAAGACAGTTAATTGATGCAGGCACACTGGCTAACCTGCCAGCAGGCTTCAAAGCTCGCGGTATGCGTATTCGTGACGAGGACAGCCCACTACAGCCGGGCGAGTTCCGTGACATAGATACCACTGGCGCAAGCTTGCGCGAGAACTTAATACCCCTGCCGATCAAAGAGCCTTCTAATGTGCTCATGCAGCTACTAGGGCTGCTTGTGGACTCAGGTAAGCGGTTTGCGTCTATTGCTGATACGAATGTAGGTGATGTAAATCAAGCCATGCCCGTAGGTACTACAGTGGCTCTATTGGAGCGTGGAACCAAGGTTATGAGCGCCATTCATAAGCGCCTGCACTACAGCCAAAGAATAGAGTTTCAGTTGCTCGCTAAAGTATTTGCTGAGTACCTGCCACCGAGTTATCCCTACCAGTCAAGCAACGGCCCTCAAGAAGTTATGGGCGCAGACTTTGACGGCAGGGTTGATGTTATCCCAGTCTCTGATCCAAACATCTTTAGCCAAAGCCAACGTATTACAATGGCCCAAGAGCTGATGCAGATGGTTCAGTCTAACCCTGAGATACACGGGCCGCAGGGCATCTACGAGGCTTATAGAAGGATGTATGCGGCATTGGGTGTAGATGATATTGAAAGCTTGCTAATGCCACCTCAGCCGCCTCAACCGCCTATGCCGATTGATGCTGGCCTAGAGAACTCTGGCCTGTTGATGGGTCAGCCAGCACAGGCGTTTGAGCCACAGAATCATCAGGCGCACATTGATGCACACAAGTCGTTGTTTTTGACAGCGGTAGTTACGCAAAACCCTCAGTTACAGGGCGTGATCATTGGTCACATGATGCAACACTTACAGTTTATGGCGTCTCAAATGGCACAAGAACAGTTACCTCCTGAGCTGCAACAACAGATGCAAGAGGTTCAGCAGGCTCAGCAATCTGGGCAGGTTCCGCCAGATCAACTGGCTCAAATGAACTCTCAGGTTCAGATGGGGATAGAGCAGTATTCTGCTCCAATTCTTGCCCAGCTTACTCAAGAGTTGTTGCAGTCAATTGGTCAGAACGATGACACTGACCCGCTTGTCGCAATTCGTGAGCAAGAGCTTGCGTTAAAAGGCAAAGAAATTGACATGGATGACCGTCAGTTTGACGCCAAGCAACAGCAACGCGCTGAAGAGAAGTTGCTTGAAACTGAAATTGCTAAGCAGCGCATTGACGTGCAAAAAGACGTTGCCGACGATAAGCTTGATGTGGCAATACGCCGACTAGAACAACAGGCTGAATTAAAACTTATAGATATGCAAAACAAGAGAGGCCGATAATGGCGACTAGAAGCTCAACCAGTTATGTCAGAGATCAAATTGAAGCTCTGAAAGTACAGAAAAAATTAGAACGTGAAGTTGAAAAGGTTTTGGCTGCTAAAAAAGAAGCTGAAGATGCCGAGAAACAAAGAGTTAGCGATCACAGGATTGCAACCAAAATGGCTCGCATCAATGGCACCGAGCCACCACCACCGCTTGAAAAGGCAGAGCCTGTGGTTGAGGCGGTTGTTGAAGAAACCGTACAGGAAACCGTACAGCCTGAGCCAGAACCTGCAAAGAAAGATGTAGTTAAAAAGACAAAGGCTAAAAAACCATCTAGGAGCAAAAAATGAAAGATTTAAGCAAGATTGAAAAAGTTGATTCACCTCAGAAAAAAATTAAGTCTACCCCCACCACTCCAGAGCTGGTTCGCCGCACGATGGGTGGCAAGATTAAGGTGATAAAGGCCCGTGGCGCAGGCGCTGCAACCCGTGGCTTTAACTTTCATGAGAAAGTTTAGTGGATGATATAGACCTTGGTTCAAGGTTGAAGAGGGTTGTTGGTGAGCGGAAAGAGTTAATCCGCGAGGTCATGATGGATGGTGTGCTAAAAGATATGGAACATTATAAATCTTTGCAAGGACAGCTTGAGGTTATATACTTGGTTGAGGAAACAATTAGACAATACTATAAGGAAGTGTAATTTTGACTAAACCTACAACCGAAGAGGCTTACGTCACAAGTGGTGAGCGATTTCTTGATCCAACCCTTTTAGACAAAACAGCCATTGAGCGTATGCCAGACCCCACGGGCTGGCGGATGCTTGTTTTTCCCTTTAAAGGAAGAAAGACATCAGACGGCGGAATCCATCTTTTACAAGAAACGGTTAACCGCGAAGCCCTTGCTACGGTTGTTGCTGCCGTGATCAAGATGGGGCCGCTTTGCTACGCAGATAAAGAGAAGTTTGGCGACACCCCTTGGTGTAAAGAGCAGCAATGGGTGTTGATTGGCAGGTATGCCGGGGCGCGTTTCAAGCTAGAAGATGGCGAAGAAGTGCGAATTATCAACGATGACGAGGTGATTGGCACCATCCTTGACCCAGAAGACATAGTGAGTTTCACATGATAGAAAATCAAAACGCAGAACAAATTCAAGAAGAGCAGGTATCAATTGAGGTTGTTGAAGATCCAGTTGAGGGTGTAAGTGAAGGCGACGAGCTTGAAAACTATACCAAGTCGGTTTCTAAGCGAATCAATAAGCTAAATCAAAAGAACCGAGAAACTGAAGCGCGAGCGCAACAGCTTGAGCAGATAGCCTTACAAAAAGAGGCTGAGCTTCAACAGTATCGCCAATACACGACCCAACAATCTGGTGCGGTTTTAGAGAAAGAGCAGGAAGCTCTTTTGTCCAAAGAGGCTCAGATTGACGATGTTTATCGCAAAGCTGTGGAGTCTGGTGACGCTGATTTAATCACCAAGGCAAACAAGCTACAAAATGACATTGCCATTCAGAAGGAAAAGCTTCGGGTTGCTAAGTCGCGTCAAAGCCAACAAGTTGCTCAGGAGCAGTATCAGTCTCAGGGTAATGAGCAGGCAGTTAACTATCAGAACGAAGCTAGGGTTGAGCAAGAGATTCAACCAACAGAAGACGCGCTTGAGTGGCATGAAAGAAACCCGTGGTATGCCGATCAAGATAACGAAGACAACATGAAGGCGACTCAATACGCCTACTATGTACACTACAACTTAGCCAACGAAGGCTTTGATGTAGGCTCTGATGAGTATTACGAAGAGCTGGATTCCCGTGTCGGTACGGTATATCCTCACACCAGATCCGCAAATAACGGTTCAAAGGTCGTTAAGAATGAAGCTAGACCCGCTGTGCAAAGAGTCGCTTCAGCTACCCAAGGTGGTGGTCGATCAAAAACACAAGGCAATAAGAACGGCGTAAGCTTTTCTAAGTCAGAACTAGAGCGACTCCAGAGTCTTAAGCCGCACAATATGTCTGAAGAGGCATGGTTGCAGCGAGTGGCAAAAGAGAAGCAAAAAATTGCATCAAGAGAGGCAAACTAAAATGGCAGAAGCAAAGGCAAACGCACGTTCATCCCGTGAATCGCAGTCACACGATAATCAGACTCGTAGAAAACCGTGGCGTCCAGTGCGCTCATTAGAAACCCCTACCCCACCCGAAGGTTACACTTATCGGTGGATTAGGGAGTCAATGTTGGGACAGGAAGACCGAGCTAATGTCTCGCGTCGAATTAGAGAAGGTTGGGAACTCGTAAGAGGAACTGAGCTACCTCCAGAATGGAGATCTCTACCAACAATGGATAATGGCAGGCATGAAGGCGTGGTTTACAACGAAGGGTTGCTGTTAGCGAAGATCCCTAACGAAACCGTGCAAGAGCGTAGAGATTACTATCAAGGTAAGTCTAAAGAAGCTACGGAAGCTTTAGATAACAACTTGTTTAATGAGTCTCGCAGCGATTCACGTTATGTTAAATACGATCCTCAGCGCGACAGCAACGTAACATTTGGTCGAAAATAAGAGGAATTCAAAATGGCGAATCAAGACGCTGCTTTTGGAATGAAGCCAGTCAGAATGATTGGTGGCGCACCCTACAACGGCGGTCAGAGTCGGTATCGAATTGCGGCTAACTATGGCACATCTATTTTCCAAGGCGACATGGTTGCTGCGGTTACAGGTGGTGGCGTAGAAGTTCATGCAGATGGCGGGACTGTGCCTATTGTTGGTGTTTTTAACGGTTGTATGTACACAGATCCCACTTCTGGCGAGCAAGTGTTTAGCAACTACTACCCTGCAAGCACTAACGCTGCTGACATCATTGCTTTTGTAATTGATGATCCTATGGTTGTGTTTGAGATCCAAGCTGCGATAGCTTTCCCGATTGCTGACCTGTTTGGTAACTTTGATATTGTCTATACGACTGCTGGATCTACCAAAACTGGTATTTCTGGAGCTGAGCTTCAAGTCACAGATGGCGGCACTGGCCTTACTTTGCCGGTTAAAGCAATAGACATCTCTGAAGATCCAGCAAACTCAGACGTAGGCGCAGCACATACAAATGTGTTGGTAACGATTGAAAATCACCTGTATGGCATCAAAGGCGCAGGCTTAGCATAAAAGGAGCTAAATAATGGCTATCTCAAGAGCACAACTAGCTAAAGAGCTAGAGCCGGGCTTAAACAGCCTGTTCGGTATGAGCTACGACAGCTATGACCGGGAATATGAGGAAATATTTTCTGTAGAAGACTCTCAAAGAGCCTTTGAAGAAGAAGTTCTCATCACTGGTTTCGGTAATGCACCAACCAAAACTGAAGGCCAAGGCGTTGTCTTTGACAATGCTACTGAGTCTTTCACTGCACGTTATACTCACGACACCATCGCGTTAGCGTTCGCGCTCACCGATGAAGCCGTTGAAGATAACTTATATGACTCGTTAGGTAAGCGATACGTTAAAGCTTTGGCTCGCTCTATGGCGAACACCAAAGAAGTCAAGGGTGCTGATGTACTGAACAATGCGTTCAGCTCAAGCTTCACTGGCGGTGACGGCGTGTCCTTAATCAATACAGCTCACCCACTTGCTGGTGGCGGTACTGCCGCTAACCGTGCAACGTCTATGGCTGATTTGAACGAGACGAGTTTGGAAGATGCGTTAATAGACATATCAACCTTCACGGACGATAAGGGTCTAACGATCTCTGTTCAAGCGTCTAAGCTTGTTGTTCCACCTCAGTTGGTATTTGTTGCTGACCGTATTTTGAACTCTACTTTGCGTTCTGGTACTGCCGACAACGACATCAACGCTGTACGCAACACGGGTGTATTGCCCGGCGGGTATACGGTTAATCATTATTTAACCGATCCAGATGCGTTCTTCATCCTAACTTCTGTCACTGACAGCGGCGAAGGCTTGAAGATGTTCCAGCGTACTGCGATGGAAACCACAATGGAGCCTGATTTCACTACAGGTAACATCCGTTACAAGGCCCGTGAGCGTTACAGCTTCGGCTTTAGTGACTGGCGTGGCATCTACGGCTCACAAGGCGCGTAGATACCAAGCAATAAAAAAGGGGGCTTATGCCCCCTTTTTTTATGCCTTGTTTTAATCGCTTACGCGACCTCCTCTTCGTTGAATGTAGCCTTTGTTGGGCGCTTGAAGAAGCCAAACTTCTCATCGTCCTCCGATGGCTGAATGGTTGCTGAGAATGATACTGAGCGGCCTTTTACATTCTCTAGCTTAGATGGCACTGAACCCCAAACCTTGAAGCCTCGGTCATCTTGAACCAACATCTTGAGAGTTGATCCGTACATGGATTCCTGCCATTTGGTGGTAAGAACGATACCGCTGATCTTAACCTTACCTGTAGGGCATGGCTCCGCAGCCTCTAGCACTGCCTGACGCTTAGCTTCCTCGACTGCTCTGGCAGCTTTGATTTCGCCAAGTAGCGCATTTTCAACGTGTTCAGCAACGTCATCTGTGGCATTTGATAGATAGGCAAAACAGACGTAGTTGCCGTCACGATCCTCGAAATGTTTGCCAGCAGAAAGCGCGGTGTGGACGCCTCGCCCGTGGTCACAGTTTGCGTTAACGCGTAAGGTTACGGCGTCTATTGCTTCAATAGCCTTCTTGACGTTGGCAACTGGCACATAAGTAAA